GGTAGATGAAACTGTTGATGGTCGAGCATAAGCGCCTGAAATGGTTGTAAAGCCATTACTTGAAAGCTCTAGGGTTCTATGGTCAGCGTCAGCGTAAGAAATGCGGCCTTGATTATCCTCGTAAATCTGGCCAAGCGCTGAGGTAGCAATCTGATCTACTAGGTCTTTCATGATTGGAGAATTAGCAGATAAACCAATCATGGTGTAAAGGCCAGTATCGATGTTGCCTAAGCCTACGTTTTCAGCATTAGCCCAAGTGGTTGTCGCATCGTAGTCTGCCCATTCAAGGCTAGGCGCAACCTCAAACCATGAGTTAATAAGTAAGCCCTCTAGGATTTGAGCAATTTGCTCGCCGTCTAGGGCTTCTGCAACCGCATCGCTATAAACCGCTTTAGTTAGCTTTGAAAGTGTGCCGATAGCAATAATGGTTCCGCGAGTGATATAGCCAGCTTCTTCTGGAGAACGAACTGAGATAGAGAAGTCTGAAACCTGCCCACCAAATACAGGGTAATAGGTTCCGTCTGACTGCTTTAGTTCAAGGGTAACTGAATCGGTAACATCAATAGTAAAAGGCGAATTATCAATATTTAGAATTTCAATTTGAGCATAGCCAGCATTCGGCTGCTTATCTATATCAATTCTGCCAGTATTGTAATTAACCGCCGTTACTGTTGTGTAGGTGTCATCGCCTACTGTAACGCGCCATTCAGGAACCCAAGCCGTCATAGAATAAGCAACTGATTCGGTAGAGCGCCACGACCATAAGAGCGGCTAAGGACATCAACGATAGTTCTAGCCACGCCCTCAGGATCTATTGCGCCATTGACTGTAACGTTAATAGGTGACTGGCTTTGAGAGTAAGCGGTTCCCTGCCCCTCGGTCATTTGGAAAGGATTAATATTGCCGCCCATGAACTCTGTTGCGTTGTAATACAAATCGAATAGGCCAGATTCAACTATTGGCTTTAGCGATTCGTTATTCTTTGCAATAACTTCCATAGCGCCAGCAAGGTTCTGTGTATAAATTTCTAATGGTGAATCTGCTAGTGGTGGAAGGTTATGTAAGCCGCGACCAGTCAGGCCGCCGTCAGCAATAAGCGGCGGTAGATTTGGTTTGCCGCCAGTTGTGCCTGTGGTTGTTGTCTTGCCGCCTGTTCCAATACCGCCCTGCATTTGTAACCAGACTTCAAGCATTTTCTTTAAGATTTCAAGCGCGTCATTTAGGTTATTTATATCTACTAACTTGTTATCGGTTCCAATAGCGGCCATGTTTGTGCCTAGAACCTTGGCAGCGTTGCCAGCGTGACCTAATACGTTCCATTGAGCGTTTAACTTCTCTAAAACGGCAGTAGCCGCTGCAATACGCTTCTGGTCTTCTGACACTAACGCTTGCTCTAAGTCGTAAATGGCTTTCTTTAGAGATAAGCGGTAAAGCTCCTCAGTAGTCAATTTGCCAGCGTTTAAGAGGGCGGCTTGGATTTGGATACCTTGCTCGTCAAACTTTTCTGTCGCAGTCTGTAAAACCGCGTTAGCCTTGTCTAATACTGCTTGAGCTTTCTTTTCGGCAGTTGTTTTCTTCAAAATAGCCAGACGATCTGCCTCTAGCTTCTTTTGAACGGCCGAAGTCTTGGCTGCATTAATAGCATCTTTAGCCTGTTTCTGCATATAGGAAGAAGTATTGTTAGCAATACCAGAACGTTCTCTTTGAACGGCTAAATCTTCTCTATCCCATTGCTGGCGAAGCGCACGATACTTTTTAAGAATATCGCCTATGCCTTTAGATGGGGAAGCGGCAATATCAATTAAAGCAATTAAGCGGCCTGTTCCTGTTGCTAAATCACCAATTAAATTAGCTGCGCTTTGAATGCTTTTAATAAAGCTCTGAAAGCCATTTGGGCCAGAAGCCTGAGCAATGGCATCTAATAAACTCTTTCCAATAGTTTCGCTTGCATCAGCGGCAGCAACTTGCAATAAAGCCATTTTGCCAGCATAAGAATCAAGAGATGCCTCGCCTGAACCCTTAAATTGCTTGTTAAGAATTTCAGTAATATCTGCAAAAGATTTGGTTTTTAAGTCTGCTTGGGTTAGGCCAATATTGAGAGCCTTTAGGCCTTTGTTATTACCGACGTAAGCCTGAGATAAAGCATCAATTACTTGTGAATAGTTTTGACCAGTTCCAGCAGATACATCGAAAGCCAATGACATGAGCTTTTGGGTTTCAAGAGTAGAACCAGTAACGCGAGCTAATTGAGCGTAGGCTGGTCGCAGCTCATCATCCAAAATGCCTGTTTGCTTTTGTAATACTGAGATAAATTCTTCTGCGCTTTGAGTTGCAAAGCCTAAGCCTAAGTTCTTTAAGTTATTAGCTAGAACTTTAGTGGCTTTTTCATCTTGCATGTAAGCATTCATAGATTGTTGAGCTTTTTGCAAGGTAAGGAAACTGCCAGCCAATTTAGCGGTAGATTTAATTAAACCTGTTACCGCGCCATCAGCTTGCTTAAATGCTTTTTTACCTACGAAATCGGCGCCAATACGAATGGCTATATCTGAACCTTTGGCCATTATGCTGCCTTTCTCGTTCCGAAAACATTTTTAGTTTTACGATTAAACTCTTGAATAGACTTATCAATGGCGCTATTTACTGCGCCACCTGCTTTGCCTTGATCCTGCGCCCATGCTTTGTAAATTAAACGGCCTTTGAATTTACGGCTACCGCGGCCAGCTTTTTTATAGCCACTGCCAGATGCACCCATAATTTTTAAACGAGTATCAGCATTAACTAGCGGTGGCATTGATTGAATAAATTGACGGCCAGCATTTGGATTGGCAGATTGTGAATAACGCTTGGAAGTATTGCCTTTTGGTGCTTGCTTTCTACCATTTCTGCTTTTACGGCCAGCGGTTTCGTAGATAGCGCCAGCAGCGGTTGTATTTACAATTTGAGCAGCATAAGCCCAACCCTTACGATTAGGCTTAGTAGGTTCAGTAGTTGCATAAATACCGCGAGCAATATTTAAAGCGTTGTAATGCGGAAAGCGGCCAATTTGTTTAATAGAATAAAGCTGCCATGTGCTTAAAGGGGCTTCAACTTCAACGAAGCCCCTAGCTTTAGACACAACAGGAGTTAAAGCGTTTTGCATATCACGCTCTAAGTTTTTGGCAAGGTTAGGCGTAAAAAGGCGCATAGCCTGACGAAGCTCAACGCCCCCGTCTATTTCTACGCTTGCCATCTTCTACCGCTTTCGACCTTTGCTTATATACATCAATTATTGCGTTCAACATCTTATGGTCTAGTTCCAAAAGGTGTTGTGGTGCGACCCCCATCTCAACACTCAAACGAGCGATAAGATAGGTGAGGGAGCCGCGATCTACCCTAAAGGGTCGCTTTCTAGCACCTCTACTGACTTCAAAGTGTCAATGAATTCGATGCCGAAAGGTTTGACAGTTTCACCCGAACGACGGATACATTCCCAAGCTAACCAATACACATCGCTTTGCTTTTCATCATCACGAAATGCCTTGTGAAAGCCCTTACCTTTGGTCTGTTCAAACACATATTCCACTGACGGAGTTATTTCGTGTTCGGTTACCTGACCATCGGTTCTTGTTATCTTGAGTTTTGCCATTGTTTGCCCCTTAGTTAATTGTTACCAAGTACCTGTATTTGCATAAGATGTCTTACTGTTGCAAGTAAAGGTGATGTCAATCATTGCTTCATCGCCTACCGCGCCATTGATGTCGCTTAGGTTATCAACAAAGATTGTGCCTGAGTATAGCAAGTTAGTTGCTGAAACTGCGGCCGACTTGTCTTGAATTGCGGTGAATGCAACTGTTGAACCGAATGCTGCTTGCAAGGTTGCTAGGACTGAACCCGCTGCAGTGTCGTTTAGGAATGTTACTGTGATTGTGTCTGCCGCTAATCCAGCAACATACTTTCTAGCAGTATCGCCCATTGCGGTGACCTCAAGAGGCTCAACAACGCGGTTTAATTGAAATGCTGTGACATGGTCTGAAAGATCGACAGTAGCAACCTTAAAACCGACCTTATTGTTTAGAAAAATTGCCATCGATTATTCCTCGTCTTTCTTAGTATTTGCTGGCTTTGGTGCTGATTGAATCTGACCAATCTTCTTCAAGAAGGCCAAATCCTCTGGTGTTAGCTCTGACATATTAGCTCCAACTTGTTAGGATTGATACGGACATTTCAGC